CGCTACTTCGTACATCCCTACTTACGGTAGCAGCGCTACGAGGGATGCGGATACTTGTACTACTACATCAAGTAATCTTATTAGTAGTCAGTTGTTTTCTATGTTCTTTGAACATACGCCAACAGGCGGTGGTTTTTCAGGCAGTACATTTGCGTTTGAACTGAACATACAGGGAACAAGTGACAATGTTTCTTTTTATGTAAATAATAGTGGTATTGACGACGGTCTAAACATTTATTTAGGGCCTACTAATGGAGGTTATATATGGGGCACAGGCACAAATGATGGATGGACAGTAAATCAAAAAAGCAAGGTTGCACTTACATATGATGGAGATAATTTGAGGTACTTTATAAATGGTGTCTTGCAAAACTCACAAACAGGCGTGTCTTTTACCGATGCAGATACTTCCCTTATTATTAGACACGCTAAAGGAAATAAAGTAGGACAAGCATTAGTGTTCCCAACAGCCTTGTCTAACAACGACGCAGAGATCCTTACTGGAACGAGCTACAGATCATTTAACGTTATGGCATCAGCACTAAACTACACAGCATATGAGTAAAGCATCACTAGAGCTCGGTGGAGGTAACTGGGCGGCAAAAGACGGTAAGCTACTGGGGTATGCTGTAGGGGATACTTCTGGTAAGTACCTCCCTCGTGAGTTTACATTCTCTCGTGGGGCAGACATCGCTGCTACGAGAGTAAACAAAGACGGGTTGATTGAGAAGTACAGAGAGAACCTGCTTACTTATTCAAATCAGTTTGACAGCTGGACTGTTGTTGACGCAACGGCAACAAGTGGTCAAACAGGATACGATGGGACAGGCGATGCTTGGTTATTTACGACAACTGTCGCTGGTGCATCTTTAGAGCAATCTATTACTGCTTCAGGGGTTGTTGTGTTTAGTATGTATGCTAAAAAAGGAACGGTAGATGGTATTAGATTAAGAATTGATGCCGCAACTGATGCTAATGCTTATTTTAATTTATCCAGTGGTTCTGTTCATTCTTTTACTGGGTCTGCAATAGATGCGTCTATAACTGATTTAGGAGGCGGATGGCATCGCTGCGAGGTTTCTGCAAATATATCATCACCCGTTAAGGTTGCCGTTTACACTACTGATGGAACTACTGCTTATGACAATGGCAACATCTACATCCAAGACGCTCAGCTTGAATACGGGTTGGTGGCTACTGACTACTTAGAGTCTGGTAGCACTACAGGTAAAGCTGGTGTCCTTGACAACCTCCCACGCATCGATTATACAGGCGGTAGTGCTAGTCTTCTTTTGGAGCCTGAGAGGGATAACTGGGTAACGCAGTCGGAGCATTTAGAAAGTAGCAGTTGGTATAAGGCACGATGTACAATAGAGGACAATTCCACCACCTCTCCCGAAGGCGTTGTAAATGCTTCTAAGATGACTTCTACGGATGCTTCGGAGTCATACATCGGACACAATGCAGCAATCACAGGAACGAAGGCAACTTGGAGTTTCTTTGCGAAGAAAGGAGACCTTGATTATGCTCACGGCTTGGTATGGGATACATCAGCCAACGGATGTAGACAATGGTTTAACTTAAGTACAGGAGAAGTAGGTGGTACTACAACCTTTGGCTCAGGACATTCAGTAGACTATGCTACTATTGAGGATTATGGTAATGGGTGGTATAGATGTGCGATGGTTGTTAATTTAACGGCAGGTACTCAAGAATTCCGTGTGAATATCTCAAGTGCTGATACTACCATTACCAGTCCAGTAAATTCTTATGGATACTTCTACGGATTACAAGCAGAAGATGCCTCCTACCCCACATCTTACATCCCTACCTATGGGACAAGCGTTACGAGGAATGCGGATTCTTGTAGTAAGACGGGTATTAGTTCATTGATTGGGCAAACGGAGGGGACTTTGTTTATGGAATTTAATAGTCCTATATCCGCTCCTCCAGCTAATCAATTTTTATCATTTACGGATGGTACGAGTACAAATAGAATACTTTTTGGACCATCTACGGCAGGAGATACCATTAGAGCAGTGGTGATATTTAGTGGAGTTTCAAATGGTGGAAATAACTACTCCGTTACAGATATAACTACTAATAACAAAATAGCGTTAAAATATTCATCATCAAGTGTTGATGTGTTTATAAATGGAGTAAAGCAAGCCTCACAAAGTGGTGGTGTGTTTAGTAATTCAATAAGCGTAATAACTAATGTAAGCGGAGCCAATTCTTTGTATGTAAATATAAAGCAAAAATTAGTTTTCCCAACGGCATTAACTGATAGCGAGTGTATCGCACTAACAACACTATAACATGAGAAAATTTCGTAAGTACAGCTTCACCAATGAAGCGGCATTTGATGCTGCCATTGCAGCACTTCCCCATGACGAAGAAGGGAACCCTACGCATTCGCACTCTATCGTGCGTCTCGGAAACATTGTCGTGACTAAAGGGACGTATGACGAAGAGGGTAACGAGCTTACACCCCCAGTGCTGTCAGACAGCTACCACGTAGACGTACTGTGGAACGGAGAGCCCGACCCAGACTGGGATGCTCAGATGGTGTGGTGCGCTCCTATGGGGGTTCACGTCTTCGGGTCTTCTAGCGCTATTGCAGAGTGGGTTGCTGAATGCAAGGTTCAGCGTCCAGATCTTTTCCCAGAACCAACCGAAGAAGAAGTATAATGCTAGGGGTATTTATTTCTGTCGCTTCTGACGTCGCTTCAGCTGCAGCGTCTATTCCAGTGTCTCAAGCCGTATCTTACTTTAAAGATAGGGTTCCAGAAGACGGTGGTTATATCGAGAACTACGCATGCTTGGAGTCTGCTCTTGAAGTACTCCTTTAATTAAGCTTCGAGCTCTCTGTAAAAAGCCTGCACCAACAAGCGGGCTTTTTGCGTTATAGCATATCGTACTCTGTAGTTGTATTTGGTTTCATCGCGGAAGAGATGGTCTTCCGCTGTCTGACTGGGAGTAAGCCTTTCGAAGTGCTTGTATATCATACCGCTTCTAACTAGTGGGAAGATAAACCTCTCACCTAGCTTTTTCTTAGACAGCACATAGTCTTCAGAAGCATAGTCCATAGTAAAGAACTCTAAGTCATACCCCCACACCAAGAAGTCTAGGTGGCTCCCAGAGATCTCATGATGGTCGCAAAAGTCTAAGCGTACTGTACGGTAGTACTTGAGATAGTTTCTTTTGACGTATCTCTCATCGAGTTTAGAGAACTCTCTGAACTTACGTGTCTTGCGAACTTTTGTTTTGGGCATAATTATATTCGTATCTTTACTGCAAAGATAGAACCATGGCCCCTAAAGACATGAAGTTTATAGCCGATGTGTATCACATGATGAAACAGATCGAAGAACTAATTAAGGATAACGGCATGGAACATAGAGTTATGGCAGCTATCTTTGTCGGACTTATGGATGAGCAGCAGCTCGAAGATCTCGCAGATCAAGAGGCTGAGTTCGGAGATGTCAGCATGCATTCTATGTATAGCTTTAACATAGATAGCAAGCAAGAGCTAGAGGTTATCAAAGGCATCATGGACGAAGCCTACGATAACGATAAGCCAGACCTCGACGACCTGCTCGGAGGGTTGGGCATATCACTAAACTAATTAAAATGGAAGAGGGACTTATTAGAAAGATCGTCATCGGGAGAGATCCCAAAGATGCCATGGCATACTATATCGGTATGCGTGCTGGTGACGGAAAGGTTTCTGCGATACTAGAAGATGAGCGAGCGTTTGTCAAATACAACAAACGTCGCTATCTTGTGTACATAGAAACAGAAGAAGGTACGTTGCTGTGGAAAGCCATAGACGACATGCCATGTATGCTTGAATTTGATTTGAATTTTTAATATGAGAAGTCTTAACAAGTTTGTTGTTGAGCTAAAGAAAAGGCTCAACGACACCATGACGCTCGACAATGGAGTCGAGCTCTATGTCGATACGAAGTACAACGAGTTCCAACACCGTGTTACGGAGGGACCTATCGTAGCTGTCCCTGCAAAGCATAAGACGGGGGCTAAGCCAGGAGACACCCTGTACTTCCACCACCTCGTAGTGGTAAACGGTGGTCAGGTCTTGACTGGGAATGACGACCACTACCTCGTGCATTACCACCCAGAGGCAGCCACCGAATCCCAAGCTATCGCATACAAGGGTGAAGACGGTCTTCAGCTTCTTGGCGGGTGGGGATTGCTAGAGCCAGTAGAAGAAGTGAAGGAAAAAGAGTCTGAGTCTATTGAGCTCGTAAAGCTCAAAGAAGACAAGGTCACTAAAGGTCGTGTTGCTTTTATGGCTCCGTGGATTGAAGAGCTAGGTGTCAAGGTTGGTGATGTTGTAGGTATCCCACGCAACATGGACTACCGCATCAAAATCGACGGGAAAGAATACTACAGAACGAGAGCTCAAGATTTTCTTTATGTCTACGAAAGCTAAGTTTACGACTCTTGATGCTTCGGCACGCCTGATGCAAAGCATGGAGGTGGCTATCAACAATATGATTGAAGAAGTAAAGAAGCCTGTAGACCCAGAGGCTGGAGGCTCAGCCCGCAAAGCTGAGCTGCAAGCCGTAAAGCAAACAGCTGTGGATTGCAAGGAGCTAATTATAGAGCGTCAGAAGTTAGAACAAATGATAAAAGAATTAAATGAAAATGGAAAGATCGAAGAAGACAAAGACTACTCAGGAGGATTCGCAGAAAGATTCTCCAAGTGATTGGAAGGAGATAGTTTGGAAGCGTAACAACGTAAGCCATAAGTTCTGGGAGGAATCTTGGAACGAAGAAAAATAACGGCGAGTATCTCCTCAAGCTTATTTTTTGTATCTTGTACCAGTTTATATTAAAAGATACATTATGCCAAGAGGTAGGAAAATAACTAAAGAATGTAAGCAGTGTAAGAACACATTTGAAGCATTAATGATTAAGGTCAAACAGAACAAGGCATTGTTTTGTAGTCAAGCTTGTTATCACGAACACAGAAAACAAAACGCTAAAGATTCAAAGCATTTGAACAGGATGCATCAGAAGAAACACAAGTATGGCTTAACTGAATCAGAGTACTTAGGGATGTTTGAGGCACAAAATAATTTATGTGCTATATGTGAAACTTCATTTGATGATGTTCGAGCATGTGTTGACCATTCACATGAAACTGGAGATGTTAGAGGTCTTTTGTGTGACCGATGCAACAAGGGTCTTGGAATGTTCAAAGACAATCCAGAACTACTAACAAAAGCTATCTCATACCTTAAATTCCCAGACGTACCGAGCCAAGCTTATATCTTGGATATTCGTAGCGGTTGTTGAAAACGTGGGTTCGAATCCCACCGTCTGGACTCAGAAAAATTAATTAATCGTATGCCCTCGTAGCTCAGCTGGATAGTAGCAACTGCCTTCTAAGCAGTAGGTCACAGGTTCGAATCCTGTCGGGGGTACAAATTTAAAATCATGGCTAAAACACAAACATCTACCTATCAGTCAAAGCGCGTACGCCGCAAGGGTGTACACGCAAAGACTCAGCAGTCTAAGAACAAGAACTCTAAGAATTACAAGAAGCCTTACGCTTCACAAGGACGATAACTATGGCAGAATACATTTGCGGGTGCATGGACCACGAAGAGAGCAAGAGCGGAGTTAGCATCCGCTTTGGCGACAATGGTGCGTACCACGACATCAAGTGTCCATGCGGAGAATACATGACTCTTAAGAACCCTAAGTCTGGTGTACCTAGCCTTGGGCGTATGAATAAACTTGGTCAGAGCTACTGATGTCCGCACTTATCGACATAGATGGATATGAAGATAAGGGGGTTAAGATCGACCCTAACGGTACAGTGGGTGAAAGCATTGAACTCCACGGGCTTCTTGTTGTCCTCCCAAAGAAACCGAAGCGATCTGAGATACTCTTCCATGAAAAGCCAAAGGCGATGCAGCTGTGGCAGCGCCTTCCTATGCCCGAAGAGTTGCAGAAGATACGAAGTATGGATGAGTGGTACGAGAAACCTTCCGAGTTCCGTAGGAAGTTTTCTGGTTATATCGAGAAAGAGTTTGAACGCAGGCGTAACGGTGTTTGGTTTTACAACGATGGTGTCCCTACGTACATTACAGGAAGGCATTACATGCTTCTCCAGTGGTCAAAAATTGATATCGGATATCCTTACTATCTTGCGTTTCAGAGAGAGATCTTTCTTCACCTGGCTGCGTGTGAAGCTGACCCCCGTTGTCTCGGCCAGCTTTATACTAAGTGTCGCCGTTCTGGTTACACCAATATATGCAGCTCTGTACTTGTGGACGAAGCTACGCAAGTTAAAGACAAGCTCCTAGGGATACAGTCTAAGACGGGTAAGGACTCCCAGGAGAATATATTCATGAAGAAGGTGGTTCCGATCTTTAAATCGTACCCCTTCTTCTTTAAACCTATTCAAGATGGAACGACCAATCCGCGCATGGAGCTGGCTTTTCGCGAGCCGAGTAAGAGAATCACGAAGAAGAATAAGACTGCGACGAAGGGCGATGCTCTTAATACGGTCATAAACTGGAAGAATACCACAAACAACGCATATGACGGAGAAAAGCTACATGTTCTCTACCTGGACGAAGCAGGAAAATGGGAGAAGCCAGTCGACATCAGAGAAGCGTGGCGCATTGAGCGTACGTGTCTTATTGTGGGTCGCAAGGTGGTGGGAAAGGCTCTGGTCGGTTCTACTGTAAACCCCATGGACAAGGGCGGTAAAGAGTACAAAGCCCTGTGGGAGGATAGCAATCCTAACGAACGTAACGCTAACGGAAGAACAAAAAGTGGACTATATAGGATTTTCATTCCAGCATTTCACGCTTTGGAGGGATTCTTCGATAAGTACGGAAATCCAGTCGTGGAAGATCCTGATAACTCTGTGGTTGGTATTGATGGTGATAGTATCATTCAAGGATCAAAGACGTACTTAAAGAATGAACGCGACTCTCTTAAGTCTGATGCTTCAGAGCTTAACGAAGTCGTACGCCAGTTTCCTTTCACCGAAGAGGAAGCCTTTAGGGATAGCGTTGAGGGGAGCATCTTTAACATCGGAAAGATCTATCAGCAGATAGACAGCAACGAAGACCTCTACCCCAATCCAGTTATCCGTGGCAACTTTTTGTGGAAAGAGATGGACAAAGAGGTTGCCTTCACTCCAGACCCTAACGGCAGGTTCCGTGTGTCTTGGATGCCTCCGATAGAGATGCGTAATGTAGTTAAGGAAGAGGGGGGCAAGAAGGTCCCACCCTTCGATCATTTGGGATGCGGTGGTGTTGACTCTTACGACCTTGACGCCACGGTTGATGGCCGTGGCTCTAAGGGGGCTTTGCATTTGTACAACAAGTTCAGCATGGCCGATACACATCCGTCAAACATGTTTGTCTTGGAGTATGCGTCACGTCCAGACCTAGCCAAGATCTTCTATGAAGATGTACTTATGGCTTCGTTCTTTTATGGGTACCCGCTGTTAATTGAAAACAATAAGTACGGGATTGTAAGATACTTTGAATCAAGGGGTTACGACGGATATGTTATGGGTAGGCCCGATCACTTGCGTCCTCCAGGAAGCAGCAACAATGTCAGAACGAAAGGCATACCTTCGAACTCTGTCGATGTCATCCACGCTCACGCCCAAGCTATCGAACAATACATCTTTGAGCACGTAGGAGAGAAGGCTGACGGTAGTGTTGGAAATATGTATTTCAATAGAACCCTTGAGGACTGGATAGGCTATCGCATAGACAAGAGAACCAAGTTTGACTTGACCATTAGTTCGGGGTT